CGATACAAAAAAGAACTTTTACCTTTTATACCATTACGAATGGTTAGAATAGATAATGAAGATTATGGTAGAAGTTATTGTGAAGAATTCATAGGAGACTTAAAAAGTCTTGAGGGTTTGACTGAAGCAATGGTCGAAGCTGCTGCTGCCACATCTAAAGTTGTGTTTTTAGTAAGACCTAATGCTACTACACGAAAAAGAGATATAGCTGAAGCTGAAAATGGTGCAGTTATTACTGGTCAACCTGATGATGTACGAGTTTTACAAACTGAAAAAAGAGCAGACATGCAAGTGTCTCTCCAAGCTATTACAAGAATTGAAGAACGACTAGCCTTTGATTTCTTACTTAACTCTGCAATACAAAGAAAAGCTGAAAGAGTTACTGCTGAAGAAATTAGATATATGGCTCAAGAATTAGAAACAGCACTAGGCGGTGTTTACTCTATTCTATCTCAAGAAATGCAATTACCTATTGTTAATATTCTTATGCAAAGAATGTCAGCAAGTGGTAAGATACCAAAGATTCCAAAAGACAAAGTAGCTCCAGTAATTATAACTGGTATTGAAGCTCTTGGTAGAGGTAATGATCTTAATAAGCTTAGAACCTTTATGACAGATGTTATTCAACTAGCTCAAGCAAATCCAGAAACAATTCAAAGAGTTGACTTTGGTGACTTGATAACTAGGTTAGCTACTGGTCATGGAATAGATACGTCAGGTCTAATTAAAACTGACGAAGAATTAGCTGCTGAAGCTCAACAACAACAGCAAGCTATGCAGCAACAAATGTTAAATTCTGCTATGGAAAAAGCTGCACCTGGAGCTGTAAAAGAATATGCTAAAGCTTCAGCTCAAAATCTCCAGCAACAACAACAACAAGGAACTACAAATGAAACTGAGTAAGACCCTTAGTGATAAGGATAATCCAAAAGAAGAAACTAAGACTAAAGAAGAAAAAATTGAAGACCTACCATTATGGAATGCACAAACTGCTGTGCCAGGAAAAAAGTATCGTAATGCACATGGTTCAATAATTCAAAAGAGTTAGTCATGGTTGAAACAGTTACAATAAAATCAGAAGAAACTACTTCCGAAAAACCTCAAGAAGAAGTTAAGGAAGAAGCAACAACACAAGAACGACCTGAGTGGTTACAAGAAAAGTTTAAGTCACCAGAAGACTTAGCAAAAGCTTATGACTCACTTCAGAGTGAATACACAAAGCTTACACAAAAGCAAGCTGAACAAACAAAAGAAGAGCCGAAAGAACAACCTAAAGATGATACTTTAGAAATACAAGGTGAAAATGCAGAAGAAGCATTGGAGTCTGTCGGTTTAGATTTTGGCAAGTATTCAAATGAATATAATACTAATGGTAGTCTTTCTGACTCAAGCTATGCTGAGATGGAACAAAAAGGCATACCAAGAAATGTCGTTGACCAATATATTGAGGGTCAAAAGGCTTTAGTTACAAATGTTCAAAACCAAGTCTACAATAGTGTAGGTGGTAAAGAACAATATGCAGAAATGGTTAACTGGGCAAAAAATAGTTTATCTAAAGATGAGGTAAATGCTTTTAACACTGCTGTTAACAGTTCTGATGTAGCTCAAATAAATCTTGCAGTACAAGGTTTAAAAGCCAGATATACAAGTTCAGAGGGCACAGACCCATCACTAGTTGGTGGTAAATCTGCTGTATCCACTGGAGTCGGATACGATAACTGGAGTCAAGTCACTGCTGACATGGCAAAGCCAGAGTATCGTAAAGATCCAGCTTATCAACAAGAAGTTCAAGATAAGTTGGCTCGTTCCAAACTCTAATCAAAACCAACACAACCAAAACTCTCCGAGGAGAATACTTTTGCGAAGTAAGGTGTAGATAGAAAACATTTATATTAACTTATTTTATCAAGGAGATAAAACATGACTAATGCCACAGTCTCTAGACTCGGTGCAGTTAATGCAAATGATTCCTCTTATGCTAATGAGAATTCTTTATTTCTTAAAGTGTTTAGTGGTGAGGTTATGGAGTCATTTGAAAGAACTGCTGTAACAATGGACAAACATCTTGTCCGACAAATATCTTCAGGAAAAAGTGCACAGTTCCCTGTAATGGGTAGATCAAGTGCTTCTTATCACACTCCTGGAGCTGAAATCGTAGGTACAGATTTGAACCACAACGAGAAAATTATTCAAATCAATGACCTATTAATATCACATCACTTCATTGCTAATATCGATGAAGCAAAAAATCATTATGATGTAAGATCTATCTACTCGCAAGAAATGGGTAGAGCACTTGCTTTCCAAATGGATAAGCACGTTTTACAAATGATGGTTGCTGCTGCAAACGAATCTACAGCTAATGTTGGTGATACAAGTTATCCATCAGGTACAGTTATTACTGATGCAGATGCTAACACTAATGCAACGTCATTAATTAGTAGCATTTTCTCAGCAGCCGAAACATTGGATGACAACTATGTACCAGCAGAAGAAAGATATTGTTTCTTAAAACCAGAACAATATTATCTTTTAGCTAATGGAACAAATGCTGTGAATGTTGACTTCTCAGGTCAAGGTTCAATCGCAACAGGACAAGTTCCTCAGTTAGCTGGTATTAATTTAATCAAAGTACCTCATCTACCAACTGCCAATGTTACTGGCACTGGTGTCGATGCTGGTGGTGCTAATGGACAACAAGTAGCTGCTGCTGCAAATACAGTTGCCATTATTACACACCCATCTGCTGTGGGTACAGTTAAATTAATGGATCTTGCAGTCGAATCGGAATACGATATTCGCCGTCAAGGTACACTAATGGTGGCAAAATACGCAGCGGGTCACGGGGTTTTAAGACCTGAAGCGGCTGTTCAAATTCAAACAGCATAACACTACTCAATTAAGGAGCATCGTAATGGTGCTCCTTTTTTTAACTTAGGAATATTTAATGGCATTAACACCGACTAGTAAAATACAAGCTGTAAACATTATGCTTGCATCAATAGGCGAAGCTCCAGTTTCATCTTTAGATGATGCAACTCTTGCTGATGTTTCTATTGCTGAAAGTATTTTAGATGAAACAAATGTAGAGATACAATCTAGAGGATTACATTGTAATACAGAAATAAACTATCCACTAACTCCTAACACAGATGGAGAGATAGATTTACCAGCGAACTGTGTTTCTGTAGATACAACTGGTCAGTCGGTAACAACCGATGTCGTACAAAGAGGAACGAGGTTATATGATAGAGGGGAACGAAGTTTTACAAGTTTCAGCGGTACTCTGTTTGTTACTATGGTTTTACTCTTAGAATTTACAGATTTACCTCAACATGTAAGAAGATATATAACAGTTAAATCTGCACGAAGATTTCAAAATAGAATACTAGGATCACAAACTTTATCAGGATTTACTCAAGCTGATGAGAATGAAGCTTTACTATACTTTGAGCAATTAGAAGCTCAAACACAAGATTACAATGTACTTAATGACAACTTGACTACTCGTAAGATTGTTAATAGAGGTGTACTAAGACGAGCCTTGAGGTAACCAATGCCTTTAGTCAGTACATCAATACCAAATTTAATTAATGGTGTTTCACAACAGCCATCCACATTAAGACAACTTACACAATGTGATAGTCAAATTAATGGAGTTAGTTCAGTTGTTGATGGTTTACTTAAAAGACCACCAACAGAACATGTAGCAAAAATATCATCTTCATCATTAAGTAATGCAGCTATCCATGTTGTAAACAGAGACACAAGTAATCAATATATAGTTGTTGTTACTAGTGATAATGTAACTGCATCTGTAGTTGCTTATGATCTAAGTGGTAACTCTGTTACTGTTAACGTACCTAATGGTACAAGCTATTTAGTCTGTAGTAATCCCTCAACTGACTTAGAGTTTTTAACTGTTGCTGACTTTACTTTTATTATAAATAAAACAACTACAGTAGCTATGGGAACTGCTACTACGTCAGGAACTATTGTTGATGAAAAAAACCAATTCTCGCAACTTCCGACTTCAGGTGTAACTATTGGTGATGTCTATAAGATTATAGGGGACCCAAGTAATGAGTTTGATGAATACTATGTTAAAGCCACTTCTACTGGTGGTGATTATGAGGAAACTGTAAAGCCAGGTATTACTTATCAGTTAGATAATACAACAATGCCACATACATTAACTTTATCTAGTGGTGCATTTACTTTTGATAAAGCTACTTATGATGATAGAACTGTCGGTGACGAAGACTCAGCTCCTAATCCAAGTTTTGTAGGACAAACTATTAATGGTGTGTTCTTTCATAAAAATAGACTTGGTTTCATATCTGATGAAAATGTAATCTTTAGTAGAGCTGGTGATTTCTTTAATTTCTTTCCTAGTACAGTTACAGCTTTACTAGATGACTCCCCTATTGATGTAACAGTCAGTCACACTAGTGTTTCTATTCTTAAAAAGGTTATACCTTATAATGAGAGCTTATTGTTCTTCTCAGATAAGACACAATTTATTTTAGAATCTAATGGTAATCTAACACCAGAAACAATTAGTATAACTGCAACTACAGAGTTTGAAGTTGATACAAATGTACAACCTGTTGGAGCAGGTAATAATGTTTACTTTGCATATAAGAAAGGTGCATTTACAAACGTAAGAGAATACTTTGTAGATGAAGATAATATCACAAAGAATGCTGCAAACATTACAGCTCATGTTCCTCAATACATTCCCAACAATGTAAAAAGAATGGTTGCATCTAATTCTGAAGATTCACTTTATGCAATTACTTCAGGAGATGTAAATAGAATCTATGTTTACCGATGGTATTTTACTGCTGGTGAAACAACAATAACAAGAGCTAAAAAAGCTCTATCAGCTTGGTCGTTTTATGAACTATCTAATAACGATACAATTCTTAATATTGATTTATTAGAAAACACTTTGTACCTAATTGTAGCTAGAACAGATGGTGTTTATATTGAGAAAATGGAGTTACAGTATCCCGCTGATACTGGTCTAGATTTTAATGTAAGGTTAGATAGAAAAACTTCTCTTACTGGTTCTTATGACTCAGGTACTAATATTACTACTTGGACTTTACCTTACCCAATTCCTACAAGTGATACAGTTAAGGTTGTAAAGTCAGGAGCTTGGTCTGCAAGAAAAGGTGTTGATATTCCTACACTAACTCGATCTAGTACAACAACAGTTACAGCTACTGGTGACTATAGTGCATCGGCAGCTCTAGTAGGTATTCCCTATACATTTACTTATCAATTCTCACAACAACATGTCAAAGAAAAGAATGCTACTATAACAGTCAACTCTGGTAGGTTGCAGTTAAGAACTATGAGTATTGACTATGAAGATACTGGTCACTTTGTAATTAACGTAACCCCTAAATCTAGGACTGCTAGTAGTTATGAATTTAATGGAATTGTTGTTAATGAAGCTGATAGTTTAATTGAAGAGGTTAGACTTGATGATGGTACATTTAGATTTCCTATTCTGTCTAAAAACGACAGAGTAACTATAACAATAACTTCTGATAGTTATCTTCCTTGTGCTTTTCAAAAAGCTGAGTGGGAGGGTTTTTATACTATCAGATCACAAAGAATATAATGGCCGAAGTAATAGAAGCAACTAAAACTCATGCTGTAATACTAGCTCCTCGTTTAAGAAGAGAAGATGTTGAAGAGATACGAGCTATGAATGGTCATAAACCTATCGATGCTCTTATGGGTGCATTTACAGCTCCTAATGCTAAAGTGTACACTATTGTTAATGGAAATGATGTTATAGGAATGTTTGGTGTTTCTGATTGTGTCAATGGTACTAATTATGGAGTTCCTTGGATGTTAACATCAGCAGCAATAAAAAGTATATCAAAAGAATTTTTAAGAGAGTGTAGAACTTGGGTAGATCATTTAGGTGAAAAATATTCAGTTTTATATAATTTTGTTCATGACAAAAATAAAACAGCTATGAGGTGGCTACAATGGTGTGGCTTTGATGTAAAATTTCAAAGACCTTATGGTGTTAAGAAAGAAAATTTTTATTTATTTACAAAGGAATTAAATAATGTGTGATCCTATTGTCGGTGCTGTTTTTGCGGTAGCTTCAGGAGCTTTTAATTACATACAAGCTGAGAACGAAGAGAAAGCAGCTAAAGGTAGAAATGCTGTTTTACGAGCTAATGCAGATGCAGCCTATAGAAGAGACATGGCTATCTTAGATAGAAGACAACAAGAGGAAGCTGAGAAGTCTGGACAAGAACTATTTGAAGCTAGAATAGAAGCTATGGAAAACCGAGCTACTAAACAAGTACGATTAGGTGAATCAGGTATTACTGGTTTATCAGTAGATGCAATTTTAGCTGATACAGAAATGCAAGCTGGTATGGCTAACCAAACAATTCAAAGAAACTTTACGAACACTATAGCTGCTCTTAATGATGACAGAACAAGAGCTTATGCAACACTTGCAAATAGATATGCACAACAAGAACAGCCAGTTGGTGGTAACATCTTCGGTTCTCTTATATCTACTGGTGCATCAATAGCTGCTATTCCTGGAATAGGTGATTCACTAAAAATACCAGGTTCAACAGTAACTACAAACCAATCAATAGCATTTGGATAATATATGGCAAAAAATAAACCAGTTGGTAACTTAAGACAACCAGGACTACAACCTCAAGCAAGACCTATAGATGCTTTTGCTGGAAGAGGTACTCAACAAGCTGGCACAGGAGCTGGTCAGTTAGCAGAAGCTTTAGGTGTAGCTGCTGAAGTTGTTGAACAAAAAAGACAAGAAAAAGAAAAAGAAGATCTAGAAAAAATTGATTTCTATGTTAATGAGTTTAAAAAAGATGCAGAGCTTGGACTAGCTAGTAAGACACAAGTAGGAGAAATATTTCCTGATTTATCACCTAGAGTTAGAGCAAGGGTTGCCGAGGGATTAGGTGCTCAATATGCAGAGAAGTATTTTGATGAACAAATACAAAAAGCATTATCAGACGAAAACATAAAGTTTAATCCTGGTGTACGATCAGTATTCTTTAACGATTTAAGACAAGATATTTCACAACAAGTAGAGGGTAGAGAGTTTTTTGCTCAAGGAGCATTATCTACACTAGAGGGTCAGATCAGACAGTACAACTTACAGTTTAGATCAGAACAAGCAAAAAGAGATATACAGATACAAAATGATGATTTTAGAAGAAAAGTATCTTTAGTAATAAGAGGTAACTTAACATCTGCTCAACCTACTTCATTAAAAGCAATAGATGATACTTGGGCAAAATCTTCATCTTTAGATGCTATATCAAGAAGAGATGGAATAGTTGAAACTGTTTTAGATGTAGCTGAAAGAATTGCAGATGAGACTGGTGACATTACACAGGCAGTAAAGGTGCTAGAGATGATACCAAAGGGAAACTATTTAACACCTGATCTTAAACAACAAGTCGCTGATAAAAAAGTATCTATAAGACAATCTCTTCTTGCAAGAAAATCTGCTGAATATCAAGCTAGAGAAAGAGAGAGGACTTTAAGAATAAGACAGGAACAAGAAGATTTATATAAGAAAAAAGAACAAAGCCCTAATGAAAAAATAAGTTATTTAGACTACGATCCTGCAAATAAAGATTTAGTAGAGTTTTTAAATACACAAGACCCAAATGAGGTTGACGATCAAACAAGTTTAATTAACAGTTCACAACTTGAACTACAGATAGTTGGTTCAACTTTAAAAGGAGATAGAACTGAATCTGCAATATTAGAAGAAATAAAAGGTGCAACGGATATTAATAAGCCAGAAAAAATAGCTTTAATGAAAAAAGTGAGATCACTTGCTAATGGTGCAAGAAATTTAAAGGATAGACCAGAATATGATAGGTATTTCAATCTTGTTTCTACTTCTCATATATCAACTTTTAAAGCTAGTCCTTTATATGAGTTGGTTCAACAAAGGGTAGACTTACAAGGTTGGGCACAACAATATTATGACGATGCTGTTGAAGACTTATTATTATTTGTTTATGAAAAAAATGGGAGAGATTTTAGCAAAGTATCTCAGGGTGAATTAGAAACAGAAGTATATCAAAAAGCTTCTATTGAAACAAAGAAAGCACTAGAAGATGCTTTTGGTTTTATAAAAATAGCAGATCCCAATAACAGAAGAGAAGGACTAAAAGAATTGAGAACTCGTGAAATTCCAGCTCCTGATTTTAATATACCGACATTATAATGGTTAGAAAATATACTGATCCTAGAAGTGGTAAGAATTATAACTTCAATGATGAAGACCTTACCATTCAGCAGATGCAGGAAAAAATTGATGCTTATGAGAAAACACAAGCTTCACAACAAGTTGAAACTCAACAACCTCCTAAACCTAGTTTCGATAAAATGTATCAAGACCCTGATACAGAAAACTCTACCAATGATGAGTTTTTAAAAAACGATCCTGACTTTATCGATGCTTCTAAAATAATATTTAGAATGAACCGAGGAAGAGACTTTAATGGCACTGACGAAGAAGCTGGTGAGTATGGTCTTAACCAAATGGGATGGTTTAACTATAATCTTGGCTCTACAATGTTTAAAGCTAATTATATTAGAAGAGCTTCAGATGAACAAAAGAAAGCTTTCTTATATATGATGGATGCCTACGATGATTTAGGTTTATCTTTGTCTGGTACAAAAAGAGCTGTTGTTGGTATGGGCACAGATTTAACTAATTGGTTAAGTGTAGGAACACTAGGTATTGGAGTTGGTGCTAAATTTGTTGCAAAAAAAGCAATGAAGCAAAAGATTAAAAAAGCACTTAAATCATCTGTTGGAACAGGTGTTATGATAGCAACTGAGATGGCAACTTTTGCAGCTTTAGAAAATGTATCAAGGCAAACAGTTGAAGTTGCTGGTGGTAAAAAAGAAAAGATAAGTGGAGGTGAAGTTGCTTTAGCTACAGCTATCGGAGGTGCTTTAGGTGGGGTTGGTTCTGTAGCAGTAAAGACAGTAAAAAACTTATTAGATGCAAAAAAGGCAGGTAAAGAATTACCATCAGAAAAAATAAAAGTAACTGATGAAGAAAAGAAACTTTTAGAAGAAGAAGCTATCCTTAGTTCTAACCCTATTGCAAGTAATCTAAATGACATAGTAAGAAAGATTAAAGAATTAACAGATGGAGCACCTGTTGGTGTTAAAGAAGATGGGGTTCAAAGTAGAAGAGTTGTTAGTAAAATTGTTGAAGCTGTAACCAAAGATTTTGAAACATTAGGTTTAGATGAAGTAGATGAGTTACATAAGCTATTTGGAACTGAATTAAATGAAGCACAGAGTCAGTTGTTACAAAAATCATTAGCAGAAGCTAGAGACACTGTTAGTTCAAAACTAGTAAAAACATTTCAAATATTACAAAACACAACTGATGAAACATCAAGTAGAAATCTTATAGATCATTTTAAAAACTTAAAAACACTTGAGGATAAACTTGCTAAAGTTGATGATGATTTTAGACAATCATCAGGTAGAATATTAGGTCAACTACAAGATAGAATTTTTGCTGGTTCTTTGAGTAAAGTAAAAGCTGGGGATGTTATGCCTGATGATCCAACAGCTAAGTTAACAAAGAAACAACAACAAAATGTAAATCAATTTATGGATGCTTATGTAAGACGATTACAAAAAGCAAGAATTAACCCTTTAATAAAATCTTTAAACAGACAAATTGATTCAGAATTTGAAAGTGGGAATTACACAAAAGTCGTAGAGCTTAAAGAAAAGCTTAGAGAAGTAGAAGAATCCCTCATACAAAAATCATTTGAAGCTGATGGTTTACCTAAGAAAGTTTACAACGATATCATACAACCAGTAAATAGATTAGTGTCAGAACTTATGATTAGTAATGCACTAAGTACAACATCATTAACAGTTAATGGTATACCATCATTTTACAGAACTGCATTGAATCCTTTGTTAGAATTTTTTGGTAGAGGTGATTATAGTATAGCTGCTATTAAAGGTGTAACAGCTCAATATGGTGCATTAAAAGAAGCTGCTGGAGCAGGGTTTAAAGCTTTTCGAGCAGCATTAAAATATGAAAAAGCTTTTCT